CCACGCTTACCTGTGGCCGTGGCTAAAGGATTGAAACAGCAATTGGGGTGAGAAGCCCCATCTTTATTTTAATTAGGGAGAAATATGACAGTCAGGATGAATCCCGGGGTTTCTGGAAACTCAGCTTTACTGGCTGAAGAACTCCCCCATAGTCTTTCACATGGACAATTAGTTTTAGAGGGTAATTATCCAGGTAGAAGTATTGTAAATAAATTTGGTAGAAATCTTGATATTATTGGTGGTTTTGATTTAGAAATTGTAACTTTATAATGGATTGGAGAATGGAAAATGAGTGAAAACGTATTTGTTAAGAGTGGTCGTGTTACTGACCTACTTGCTCCTAATGCCTCCGCTACCCTCACAGGAAGTTGGATGTTTAAGGATGCCCCTAAGAGCGCTATCCAGGTTGTTGCTACAGCAGCGGCCACGGTAATATTTGATGTATCTAATGACGGTGTAAACGCTTGTGCTACAACTTTAGCAACGGTAACTTTAGCTGGTGCAGGTAGTGATGGCTTCACTACAGATGCTCCTTGGAAATATATTCGAGCACGTATTACTGCTAATGCAGGTTTAGTTTCGATTTACATGAGTGTGTGATGGCTATTCAAATTAATCCATCTATTTCAGGGACAACTTCCTCTAATGATTTTGTTCTAGGGCAGCGGGGTGCTCCTGCAAGTGTTACTGGAACTACTGCTGAAACATTACTATGCCCAGCTCTACTAATTCCTGCTGGCACTATGCAAGCAAATAGTATGATGAGAATAGAATCAGCTTGGTCTAGCTCTGCTACTACTAACAATAGAATTCATACTATTAAAATAGGCACCACTACTCTTTGGACACGTACTCGTAATAGTGCCGTCTCTATTTCAGAGGTTCCACTCCTACTCTTGCAGAATAGGGGAAGTGTTTCTTCTCAAATTTTACTCACTGCCTCTAACGTAGGGTATGGGTCTAATCTTACGACGGTCCCTTCTACTAGTACCATTGATTTTTCTCTGGAACAAAATTTATATTTTTATGGTCAGTTGGGGGTTGCAGGTGATACCCTAACCCTAGAAGGATATAGTGTTAAAATAGAGACTGCTTAATGTTAGTAGATACTACGTCCTCTTTAACAGGGTATGCTACTAATCAAGACATAGCTATTAACCATATTAATGGCTCTTATCATATCTTTGATTCTGACTTGCTTTGGGTAGCAGATGCTGATATTGGGATACTCACTAAACAACCTAGAACCCTTCTTTTCCAGTCTAACGGCTTATCCCAAACATCTACCTTAGGAACAATTACAGGAACATCTATCTTAGGTTCTACTACAAGAATTGGTGTGGTTACTGATCCTCTCGATGGTACTAAGAATTGCTGGTATTTACGAGCAGATTCTTCAGATGCTGATACAGCAGGGATGGGTAATAAAAGAAGTGAACTCTTAGCATCTTCTGACAGTGAAGTAGGTAGTATGAAAATGAATACTACTTATATCATTGGTTGTTGTCAACGTGTTGCAGATTGGACTAGTACAACAGATCAACAAGCCACATGGCAAATACATGATAATATAGGTGCTTCTAGTTTGTCTCCTTGGATTTCCCTTTTATATCAAGGAAATACTAGAAAAATATATATTCGATATAGTCTAAATGCTTCTCCTACACAAGGGAATACTACAGTGGAGCAAGTATGGTCTCAAACAGGCTGGACTCCTAATATATGGGATAAATGGGTAATTAAAGTTGTAGAATCCCAAACAAAGGGTCTAGCACAAGTCTGGTTAAATGGTACTCTTCTTTTTACTTACGAAGGCCCTCTTGGATATCAAGAACCAAGTAATAGAGGCTCCTACTGGAAACAGGGTATATATCACTGGACAGATGCTGGAAATACATGGGATGCATCTTTGTCTATGAGAGAGACTTGGCAAAAAGGAGCCTACGCTTCTAATCAGGTTTCTGCAGAAGAGATGATTTCTTTTTTAGATACGCTTTAGGATAATGGAACATGGAAAACAATAGGAGATTAATATGGGAATGCACGTAACGCTTCATGGTAAGAATGACACACCTTTCAATGGTGCCGATGGTTCATGGCAACCAGTTAAGGTAAATGCTGCTGGTCAGCTTTCAATTGCAATGCTCAGTGTGTAATGCGTGGCACTCTCTTCAAACGCCTTTGTTCCGGGTGGTTTACTACTAGGGTTTATCTTTATGTCTTCATCTCCTACATTATCCTACAACTAGGTGTTTGGCTGTTAGACAATAAAATCCCTCTGGAGGTAAATGGTCCTGCTCAATATGAACATGCTGTTCCAGGAGCACAAGTAAAACTTAAGGTTCCTGTAACACGTACCCGTTATTGCAATGTACTTATCTCACGGTACATGCTAGATAGTGAAGGCACCTACTACGACCTAATGGCTACTAGATTCCTCTCAGAGGACAGTCTAACACAGTTGGCAGAGGGTACTCCCTACCACGCTGAGTTCTCGTTCACAGTACCTTCTAATGCCGTTCCTGGGCCTGCTACAGTGGTGACTCAGCTTGCCTACATGTGCAATCCCTTACAAGCCATTTGGCCACTAGACTTTGCTCTAAAAACTAAAATTACAATAGAGGCGAGCCCATGACAGAGATGGTTATTTCCTACATCTTCAATGTATTGTTAGGTATCATTATGTACTTCATGAAACAAAATAGTGATGGGCTACGGGATAGGCTTGCTAAGGTTGAGGATGATGTAGGTAAAGTTAAAGACACCTACTTTAAGAAAGAAGATTTCCGTGAATTTAAGGATGAGCTTTGGACTCGCTTAGATAAGATGGAGAACACTTTTGAACGTCGGTTGCATGAGGTGAGCAAGTGAAGAAGGTAGGATGGCCCGGTAAGGGCTATAAATTCGCCTGTCATCGTTGTGGCTTCTGGTTCCCTTCTACTGAAATTAAGAAGGAATGGACAGGGCTTCTTGTATGTGGTCCCTGCTGGGAGCCTCGTCACGAACAAACACTCATTAAGGTACATGGTGAAAAAGCCTTTCCTTCTTTTGTTTCTAAAGACGGTACAGACACCTTTACTAGTGCGGCTACCTGTAATGTGGCTACCAACAGTGCTTATGCTGATTTAGGGGTTGCTGACTGTATGCAAGCTGATAACAACACTGTTCCATATTTAACCCTTGTAGACCTTTTTAGCAATGGACACGGAGTACCCTAATGACTACCTCTAGCTCATATACCAATCAACTTACTCGTGACCAAATCTTAACAGCAGCCCTACGCAAGCTGGGTGTTGTGGCTGAAGGACAGACTCCTAGCGCCTCTAACCTAGCAGATGGGCAGATAGCCCTTAATGCTGCAATAGGCCAGCTACGGGCCTTAGGAATGCCTCTGTGGGCACGTTCTGAATATATCTTCACTCCTGTTACTAATGTATACAACATTGGTACTGGACAAACTCTAGATACAGTGTTTCCTGTAAGGCTCCTCCAAGCTTTCCGTACAGAAAGCAATGCTAAGATTCCTATGGAGCTTGTTGCTCGGGAAGACTATAATATCCTTCCCACTACATCTGGTGGCTCCCCTCTTAAAGTAAATTATCAACCTTTTATTAACTATGGGGTTGTTTCTATTTGGCCTACCCCCGCGAGTACAAATACTGCTACAGTAACTCTTGTATATCAAAGACCCTTTCAGTATTTTACTGCTGGAAGTGAAACAGCCGATTTTCCTGAAGAATGGCTATTACCTCTTATCTATACAACTGCTGTACTTCTCGCCCCTGAATGGGGCATTCCTCTTCCAGATAGGACAGCATTAAAGAGTGAAGCAAAAGACTACATTGAAACAGCTACAATGGTAGGGGCCGAGGATGCAAGTTTTTACATCCAGCCAGAACGGAGAATGTAATTGGCTTATTCTAAAGCGCCAACACAGGACACATACTCTTCGGAGCGTGTGTCTTTATTTCGTGAGATTGCTCTACGAGATGGAGGTACATCGGGTAAGGATGAAGACTACCTGAACGTATTCTCTGAAATTGTCAAACAAACTAAAGCTGGGGATCAGCGTAGGTTTATCATGAAGAGGGCAGGTAGTGCACAAGCCATTGCTTCAGTAGGTGCTACAGCAATTCGTGGTATGCATTTTGCTACAGATAAGAACAAGTTGTTCTATTGTGTTGGTAGAAATGTTTATGTATATGCTTTTGCTACCTCTACCTCTAGCACATTAACTAATGTATTTGCTACCTCTACTGGTGCTGTTGGATTCACAGAATTTCTATATGATGATGGGTCCGTTAAGATGGTTGCTTCTGACGGAAGTGCAACAACTGGCATTGTAACTATTGATGATGCCAACACTGTTGTCACTTCTAGTGATGCAGACATTCCAGCACATGATCCTAATGTTGTTTTCTTAGATGGCTATCTCTTTCTTGTACAAGATAATAGTTCCATTATCTATAATAGTGTTAACAATGACCCTCTATCTTTCACTGTAGATGCTATCATTGCTCCTGAACAAGAGCCTGACCAAGTAATTCGATTAGCTAAGATTAACAACTATCTCATTGCCTTTGGTTCTACTTCTATTGAGTATTATTGGGACGCTGCTAACGCTGCCCCTGATAGCCCAATGCAGCGTAATGATACACCTATTAAGATTAACACCTATCTAGCTGGTTTTGCTATTCATGGTAATGCCATCTTCTTCATTGGTGCAGATGCAAATGGACAACCCGATGTATTCGCTCTAAAGGACTTTAAACTGGAGAGCATAGGTACTCCCTCAATCAGTCGCTATCTCTCGTCTGTGACCTCTACAGTGGCTTCCTGGAA